TTGTTTTGTTGATCCACTTGTTAGAAACTGCTCCAGTAGATTTTTGATCTCATTTTTTGAGAATAATGGTTATTTAATTGTTAAACAATTTGATGATGGAACACCATATATTAAGGCCAAGATGCGTCTCAATGGTGGTGGTGCTCTTTTTTGTATTGCATTAACTCTATGCATAAGCTGGACAGGAATAGCTGCTAAAGCTGCTTTATGTGGATCTTTAGGTCAAGTTGATATTGGCCGAAGAGGTAGGGAAAATCAAATATTTATGAATAAGTTAGATATTGCGGCAACTAAATTACGTAATAAAAATCATGATCCTATTCCAGCTCGAGATAAAAAAATACCTGTAGTAAAAAATGAACCAAAGTGTGTCGTTGGTCCGGGGATTCCTATTGCTCGACTACCGATTAATATACCAGGTACAAAGCCACCAATTTTAAAGATGCCAAAAGAGATAATTAGACAACCAGTGCCAATAATAATTGGGCCTACAATACACGTATAAAACAATATCCCGGGCCTTTCCGGGTTTTATTTTTTCTTTTTTTTGAAATAATCTATAACGCATTGAGGGGGACAAAGATCTGCTAAGCCAAATCCAGTAATTATCCAGAAAAATCCTGCAAAAAGTTCAAAAATCATCTCTTTTCTCATTTCTCACCTCAAAATAAGATACAGTAACAATTTCCATATTCACGATATTTACTATACCATAATCATTTTTATTTATAACCTTCTATTTTTCACGTCACCTTAAAGCCAATCTACTATTAAACTATAAAATATCTATACTGTAATTGCGTTTCTGTCTCGTCATTGAGACTCAAGCCCCATTAAGCTCGCTAAAAGCCTTAGTGGGGCCTGCCATCCGTAGCTACAAGCCCAAAGGGCGAAGAGCGTAGGGTGGTTTTTTCAGATAACATTTGCATGTATTCAATCTCCATTATATCCTTCCCCCGAAGTATGAGATATTCATTAAAAAGGAGTAGAATACATGCTCTTCCCCCAACTTGGAACCGAATACTACGATGAAAAAGATAGAGGCATCATCGATCGTATGACTGCTTTCTATTCTGAATCTATCACGATCAATCAAGCCTTTTGGGGTGAGGCTGATACGGATACACGTTTCTACAACGGTGATCAAACACTCTGGAATGACCTTTATGGAAATCTTCCAGCTAATAGACGCAGACAATTTTCTTTTAACCGTATCCGTCGCGTTATAAACATGATTTCCGGTCACCAAAGACGCAATCGTAAATCTACGATTGTTACACCCGTTGAAAATGCTGATTCGGATACAGCGGATCAATTTAGCAAAATCATGTTATGGGCTAATCAACAGGATGGAATTCTTGAGACGATTTCAGAATCCTTTGAGGGAGCTCTTGTAACGGGTATGAACTTGCTTCATGTCTGGATGGATTACCGGCAAGACCCAGTTTCAGGTAATATAAAAGTCAGCAATTGCTCTTATAACTCTTTTCTTATTGACCCATACTTTCGCCGTCCCGATTTATCTGATTGTAACGCAGTATGGAAACGATCTTTTCTTACCAAGCGTGAATGCATCTCTCTTCTTCCTGATAAGAGCGAAATTATTCTTGGCTTGATGGGTCAGGATAATCGTGATGGAAAATTTCAATATATGCCTGAATCTTATAACTATGGGCTCAAAAATCTATTAACGTATGATGAATATTATTACCGTGATTACAGAACTCAAAAGATGCTTGTTGATACACAAACTGGTGAAACATTAGAATGGAAATCTCAGGATAATGAAGCGCTGAAAGCATTTCTTTCAACCTATCCCACGGTAACAGCAGTAGATCAAGAAATACCAACAGTACGACTTGCTATCGTAGTGCAAGGAAAGGTTATGTATGATGGACCGCAACCCATGGGGATTGATAATTATCCTTTTGTTCCTGTGTTCGCTTATTACTCTCCACAAAGTCCATATTTTCCATGGAGAATTCAGGGAGTTGCGCGCGGGCTCCGCGATGCTCAATATCTTTATAACCGAAGAAAAGTCATCGAGCTCGACATCCTCGAATCCCAAATCAATTCAGGCTGGAAGTATAAAGAAAACGCCTTAATAAATCCCAAAGATATATTCCTTTCTGGGCAGGGTCGTGGTCTTGCGCTTAAAGAAGAGGCTCAGATGACTGATGTTGAACAGATTATAGCGCCCGCAATTCCTGCTTCGATGATTCAGCTTTCTGAGATTCTTGGTAAAGAAATATCTGAGATCTCAGGCGTTAATGAAGAACTTCTTGGTTCAGCAATGGATGATAAAGCCGGAGTGCTCTCTATGCTTCGACAAGGAGCAGGCCTAACAACACTTCAAAATCTTTTTGATCAACTTGATCAGTCACAAAAGCTTCTAGGAAAGCTCATGATCGATTTGATTCAAGCTAATTTTATGCCTGGCAAAGTTAAGCGAATCATTGAACAAGAACCATCTCCTCAGTTCTACAATAAAGCCTTCGGTAAATACGACGCTGTTGTTGAAGAAGGATTCAATACATCTACGCAACGACAAATGCAATTTGCTCAACTTCTACAACTCCGTGAAGTAGGCGTACAAATCCCAGACGATGTTCTTGTTGAAGCGTGTACCCTTCAAGAAAAGAAAAAACTTGTTGAGGCAATACAAGCACAACAACAAGCAGCTCAACAATTGCAACAACAACAAATGCAAGCTCAAATGCAAGAGCAACAAGCGCGCACAGAACTTGCACAAGCTCGAGCTGTTGCTGATCAAGGACTTGGTATGGAACGTGTTTCGCGTATTGAAGAGAACCATGCACTTGCTGAAGAGAGACGTGCCGAAGCTAAGAAGGATGAAGAAATTGGACTTCTTAATCTTGTTAGGGCGCTTAAAGAGATCGACGGTATCGACATAGAACACATAGAAAAACTTATGACCTTATCCCAGATGGTTAAATCACAGTCTGAAGTTATGCAAGGTCAGAATATAAAACAGGAGAACGCATGAAGAAAACAAACAAATCATCTTCTCAGCTCAATAAGCTTTATCAGATGCAAAAAGATATTAAGTCCAGCGAGCATATCATGTATAGCACAGATATCCTAAGTGAGCAGCATTATAAAGGTACCGACCCTAGAAGACGGCAAGAACTTATGGATGCACGAATGATCCAGGAAGATCAGAACGCTATCGCTAATTTATCTCCGAATGTTATTAACCGTACCTTTAGACCAGAGGCAGGATATTTTGGATTGCGTATTACTGACCAAGAAGAAAGCAGAAGCGAACCAATTTAGTAATAACTATGCACAAAGTGGTAATCATTATGATAAACAACAAGGTCAGTACCGGAAACATCATTGATTTAAAAACTCTAGTACTAGATACATTGTATTATTTATCTAATTTTTACTAAGGAGCCTGATAATGGCAAATGAGTGTTTCTTAACAGCAGATTCTAATTGCGGTTGCGACAATACTTTAGATATTAAAAAAATATGTGTTCGCTGCGCAGATATTTGTTGGCAGAAATCTAAGCAAATTTGGGTTGAAGATTTAAATACTAATAATTTGTGTTCCCAAAATTTGAAGTCTACTTCCCAGCAAACTGAATCGCTTACAACAAATAATTTGTGTGCAGTAAGTGCAAATATCAATGATCTGTGCGTTACCAATCTCCGTGCTTCTAATTTGATGATGTGTAACACTTCTCGAGGTTATGTTAGCTTCTCAGGAAACTTTTCATATACACTTGGCGATCCTATTAACTTTAATTTTGTTAATGATGATCCATCGAGTATGGTTTCAATGGTACCTAATACTCATTTTGTGGCAAACAAAACTGGCTACTGGGTAGCAAGTGTATTTATCAATGCATCATCACTTGCCGGATCTATGATTTTGACTGGTTCTCCTGTTGCTAAATTATCCATTTCAGTAAATGGCGTGTCTCGTAAAGCAATTTTTGTGCCATTTCTAACATTTTCTAGTAATGTTTTTGGTTTGTGTACATCTCATCTTCTTTTAAGCTCTGGAGATTTAGTAAGTGCTATTCTTGAAGTATTGGTTCTAGATCCTTCTTCTGGAATTATTAATTATGCTGGAACAATGATGATTGCTGGTGGTCCACTAGCGACTACGCAAGATGCATCCGCAATGGATTTAATATTTTTATCTGATCTTTGTGGTGGTGGAACACAACCATCTACATGTATTCCTTGTGTACCGTTTGAAAATCAATGCCAAGTCGTTGATGGTCCACCATGCAATCCTTGTCCAACAAAGTAGCTATAATCTGGGGCTATCGAGTCCCAGACCATAAACTCTAGCTGTCCTCCGTCGCACAGGGCTATGGCGGGACAAGTAGTTAGAGGTATTTTATAACCTTGCAGCCCTACTTCGTTAAAATTTCGTAGGGGTCTGCAGTTACTACTTAAAGGAGCCTTGATGGCAAAACGTTACAACGATGGTAAATATGAGGATATGAATTCTCGTAGGACCCAAGAAATGCAGGATGCTGGTATGATCCGTGAAGATCGTTCAGCTATTGCTAATCTTCCTCAAGAAGTAATCATGCGTCCTTATCCAATGGATCCTGATTATGCACCAGAAGATCTTATTCTTCCTGATACAATTGCTGGCGTAGATCGTCAGAAAGGTATGGATCATAATGGCATGATGAAACATATTAAGCCTAAGAAGGTTTAATATGCCTGCTATGATACGACCTGAAGGAAAGGCAAAGAAAATAGCGTATAGTATTTTGGGTGTCCCGGCCAATATACGTGACAAGAAAAACCCTAAAGAAATACGTGAAGATAAAGAACTTGTCTTTCAGGAAACCGTACGAGTACGATAGTAACGTTGTTACAAGATCATGGGCCCACATAGGCCCATGTTTAGTGAGATTAATAGGAGAAATGATGAGCAAGATATCAAAACTTCATAGAAAAGAAGAAAAATTACATGAGAAAGCTGAGAGCGCTATGAAGAAAGATAAAAAAGTTCATGAAAAGATAGAGAAGCTCGATAAGAAGAAAAAAGGGAGAAAGTAATGCCACTTAAGGGAACGCCTAAGGAAAAAGTAAAAGTCGAAATGAAGAAGTTCAAAAAAGGAGAACTTCATAGCGGAAGCAAAGAAGGGCCTATCGTTACAAATCCTAAGCAAGCGATAGCGATCTCTCTTTCTGAAGCGGGTATTGCAAAAAAAAAGAAGAAAAAAAAACTAAAAAAAAAGCAGTAATGATTTTTGGAGAAAGTAGAGGAAGTGGAATGTTTGCTCTTTTAGCTCTTATTTATACTAAGATAAAAGATCTCTTTATTGCCAAAAAAAAATCACCAACTAAAAGATTGGGTAAGCATCATGACATGTGATCTTACCGATACTCATTTGAGAGAAACGGTGGGAAAGGTGTCTTATGATCTTTCCCTTAAAGAACCTGAAACCAGAAGTCCTATAGAACAGATGCGAGAAAGTCTTACAGATTATGATAAGAATCTCCATGAATGCATTGCTCGTGGTAAGAAAAATATGATTGGTGATTTCTTTGTTGAAGTAATTACCAAAAAAGAACCCTTGATGCCAAACGTAATCAGAAACTATTTTTCGTGCCGAAATTCTTGTGCAACCCCGAATTATGACCAAACCATGTACAAATATACCCTGAAAGATGACCAAATAACCTTTTTATGGGTTATTCCTTCTCGAGGTATTTGTCACTTATTGCTTGAAAATAGATTAGAGGTTCCACCAGAAGAATATGGATTATTAGATTTTGTATTAAGATTTGAGCGTGGAGATCTTTTTAAACTATGTAAGACATTAAACGGAGAAGTATGATGGAAGAGTTGGAAAAAGTATTAGAATCAGTTCCTACAACAATATTTGATAGAACTGTCGACAATCAGTCTACAGTTGAACCAACTATCGAGCAATCCTCAGTAGTTGATGTAGAAAAACCAGAGCAAATTTCTGCTCCTGATGTAGAAAAAACAGAGTCTCCCTCAGCTAAACACTTTAAGGCTGTGCGTGAACTTAAGGAACGTGCTGAACGAGAGAGGGATGAAGCTGTAAAACGAGCCCAAGATCTTGAAGCACGATATGCAGCTCCTC